TCGCGCGCACGCGCAAAGCAAGCGACACTTCATGCTGTGGTTAGCGATCAGTAAACAATCCACGATGACCATGGATCGCGCGAGATTGTTTGTATGCAAACAATTCGATTGCGGTCGGCATTTCCGCCCGTCACGGTTCGGGCGGGCGCGGCGAAAAGACCGGGGTGGGTGGCGGCCGGGCTCCCGATTCGAGCCCGCGCGCGGTTGGGCTGTGTTAACTTTCTTTCGCGCCCTTTTTTCCCAAAATCCAAAAACACCAATAAAATCAATAAGTTAAAAAATTACCGCAGAACCCGCGTCGTAATCTCAGCCCAATCTCCGCAAAATTGCGTTAACCTTCGTTAATTATTAGGTTTTCCGCCGTGCTTGATTCCCGCCAGACCATGGCCTACACTGGTAATTGTTGTAGGAATATTCACCAATGGCAGACCCCGACCGACCGAACGCAATTCCGGAGCCCATGGGCCAGCCGGAACCTTCGACATCCCTCACCCTGGCTGGCACACGGAGAGCGGTGGCGAACAAGAAGCGGCGATCAACGCTGGACATCATCGACCTTCCCGCCGAAGTTCCGGATGAAGATTGCGGTCCCGCCATGCGTGCGCTCAACCAGCGGCAGCGGAAGTTCGTCCTGGCCTATCTGGCATTTGGATCGAAAGCGACGACCTTGTACGGTCTGGCTACTCGTGCTGCCAGGGCCGCCGGCTACAAGGCGTCCTCGCGGCAATCCATGTCCAAGCAGGGATTCATCCTGATGCACAATCCGAAGGTGCTGTCGGCCCTTCGGGAGGAAGCGATGGTCAAGAGCGCCTTGATTGGTCCTTTGCTCATGGAGCAACTGGCGCTCATGGCAATCAGCGAAAAAGACCCGAGACTTCGGTTCCAGGCCATGCTGGCGACGCTGGACCGTACTGGCTATCACGTGGTCACGGAGCATCACGTGAAGACCGAGGATGTGTCGAAGACCGAGGAAGCCTTGATCGCCAGATTGCGTCAGCTTATTGCGCGCAATCCGGAGAACTTGAAGCTCGTTCCGATCACGCTGCGCGAGCGGCTTGGCCTGCCGATGCCGGAAGTCATAGATGCCAAGGCAAAAGAAGTCTCCCCGGCGGAGTCCTAAGGAAGAAACGGTTGCTCATCTTACCGCCGCGCACGCCAAGAGCAGCGGCGGTACGCTGGATGAAACCGTTGAACTTCTGGAATTGCTGGAGCGCCACAAGCGCGACTATCGCGCAACGTACTTCGTGCCGCAGAAGTATCAGGCGGAATTTTTCGATTTGGGCGAGAAGTACAGGGAACGCATGCTCCAGGCGGGCAACCGTGTCGGCAAGACCGAAGCCGGAGCATACGAGGTCACCTGCCATCTCACTGGCGAATATCCTTCCTGGTGGAAGGGTCACAGATTCGAGCACCCTGTTGTGTGTTGGGTCGCCGGCGTTACCAGTCTTGCCGTGCGTGACGTGATCCAGACAAGGTTGTGCGGTCCTTACGGTCTCCCGGAAGCGCTCGGGACCGGCATGATTCCGAAAAGCGCGTTCAAGGAGAAACCATCCCTGGCGCGCGGTATCACGGACGCATACGACACCGCGTTCGTCTATCATCGCACGAACGGCGAGATTGATGGCGTCTCGACGTTATCCTTCAAATCGTATGAACAGGGCGCCGGCAAGTTCGTCGGCGGTACTGTCGATCTCGGATGGGCTGACGAGCCTCCGCCCGAGGATGTGTACGGCGAGTTCCTGACGCGCATTCGCCCTGGCGGAAGGATGATCATCACGGCCACGCCGTTGCAGCATGTGTGGGTTGCCAACAGATTCCTGGAGCCGCATCCGGATCGCGCAGTCGTCTACGCCGGTCTGGACGACTGCACGTTCTATACCGAGGAGGAGAAGCAGCGGATATTGGAGAGCTATTTGCCGCACGAGCGTGATGCGCGACGGAAAGGACTGCCGATCCTTGGTACGGGAGCGGTGTTCCCGATTGATGAAAGTCTCATCAAATGCGATCCGATATTCCCGATACCTTCATACTGGCGAAAGCTGTGGGCGGTTGACTTCGGCATTTCGCACCCGTTCGGTGCGGTACTGTTGGCGCACGATGCCGACAGAGACATAATCTACGTCGTCCACTGCATTCGGATGAAGGACGCCATGCCGATGCAGCATGCGGAGGCGATGAAGAATGTATGCGCTTCCGCCCCTGTGGCGTGGCCGCACGACGGTCACATACGCGACAAAGGTTCCGGCATTCCGCTGGCCCAGATTTACAAGAGCTACGGATTGAACATGCTGCCTACGCATGCGACGTTCCCGGACGGGGGGATTTCATTCGAAGGCGGCATCATGGAGATGTACAACCGCATGACTGCTCAGCGGTTGCGGGTCTACAACTATTGCACCGAATGGTTCCAGGAGTTCAGATATTACTACCGGGACAAGAACGGGAACGTGGTCAAGAAGGATGACGACCTCCTGTCGGCAACCCGGATCGGCGTCATGACCATCCGTTCCGCCCGCGCCGTGGAGATGGGGTCTGTAAATCGCGGGAAGCACCGGGAGTCGTTCCTGGGAGACTATGTTGACTTCGATCTCTTCAAAGTATAGAGTCTCCGATGGAGAGTCGAATCAACTCGCTGGATTTGCCAATGCTTGGGTTTCTGATCGGTGTCGGGGCCGGTATCGCCGTCGTGGTTCTGGTTGTGTGGCTTGCCAAGAAGTACGGCGTCGTATTCCCCGACCTTCACTGAAAACAGGGGGCCTGCCGGCATTGTCCCTTCCTTCCTGACACATGCGATCTCCCCATGTGGCTGGCCGGCCCCCACCCTTTTCCAGGGAAGTGACATGAAAAGACTGGCCGCCCTTGCGTTCCTCCTGATCTCTCCACCCTCCATCGCTGCCGTTCCTTCTCCGGTCGTCCAGGCCGTCGAGGCCAACTGGATCGTTGATCGCGGCTGCTCGGGCACGCTGCTCGACAAGGACAAGGGTCTGTTCCTGACCGCCTATCATTGCATCCAGTCGTCCTACATCGTCGTGGAGAAAGACGACATCAAATCGGATGGCACGGTCGACCACAAGAAGGTGAGAGTCTCGGTTCCCGGCCGCGTCTGGAAGATGAATTACCGGGCGATGCTGGAAGTCTCGGAGAAGGCGCTGGTGTATTCGATTGAGAAGTCCGACTGGCGTCTCGATCTCGCCCTTCTCAAGACCGATCCGGTTCCGAATGGTGTTGCGGTCAAGGTTGCTTGCCAGCCTGCCCAGTTGGGTTCGGATGTCTACGCTGTCGGCAATCCATATGGGATTCTCGACTCCACGCTCACTGCCGGCACGGTGTCGTCCGTGACGCGCAGCTACAGGGATTTGCATATCGCCGGCGACCTGGGCGACGTGACTGATCCCGGCGACCATGGTCTGGTTCAGCATACGGCGACCATCGCACCCGGCAATTCGGGCGGGGCGCTCCTGAATGCGAACGGCGAACTGGTCGGCGTCAACGTGCGCGGTCTTGCTGGCGTCGTTGCGTTTGCGGTGCCGCTCCAGGATGTGCGCGAGTTTCTCGGGGATGTGATCCCCAAGTGTAAGTGATGAATGACGACCTGTATCATCATTACCTGTGGCTTGTGCGTCTGTGCGCACAGCGATGGAATGATTGTTCCATTGTTAATTCATATTACAAAAAGGCGCTTCAAGCGGCTCACAAGATAATCGACAATTGCAGCCGTTACGAGAAAATCAGCGCGGTCGTTTCCGTTCCCTGGTACGTCATCGGGATCATCCACTATCGCGAGGCCGACCTGGATTTCTCCAGGAGCCCGGCACAGGGCGATCCCTGGTCGCGAAGGTCGATCCATATTCCTAAGAACCGGGGACCGTTTCCTTCCTTCGAGGCGGCGGCGATTGATGCTTTCGCCAACTGCCCGCCGAAGCTTGCCGAATGGCCGGATTGGTCGGTAGGCGGCCTGCTTGCGGCGTGCACGCTCTACAACGGCACGGCCTACGAGGTTTACCATGACATCGCCTCGCCCTACGTGTGGGCCGGCACATCGGCCTACAAGAAAGGTTTCTACATCGAGGATGGGAAATTCAGCGAGAAGGCGGTTGACCAGCGCCCCGGTTGCGCCTGCCTGCTCAAGGCGCTGATCGCGCTCGGCGTCAAGGTTGACGAAACTGAGTTGCCTTCCACACCGCCGTCGCCCAAGGCTCCTACCGGTGCCGATACGCCTGAGCCTCAACCGCCGCAATCGCCTTCCGAGACTCAGGATAATACTCAGGACGAGAATCCCATCGACACCGGCGAAAGGGTGGTTAGCCTGTTGGAAAGATTGAAGGCGTTGTTCAAATCCTGGCCGCTGTGGATCACGGGTGGGGCAACCATCAGCAGCGCGCAGCCGCTCGACAACGTGGTCTCCCTGCTTCACAACCCTGCCTTCTGGTTCGTCCTCATGGTGCTGGCGTTCCTCATCCTTCTGGCGGTCCACTGGATCGAAAGCGGCAAACGATGACGTGGACCTTACTCACGACCCTGTTTCATCTGGCGGCCTATTGGATTGCCTTGATCGTTGTTCTGGCGATTGCGGTCGTTGGCGTTCTTTATTCGCCAATCGGCAAGCTTCTGTTCGTCGGTATCGGCGTCGGGGCTCTCCTGACCGTGGGTTTGCAGTACGGCTGGATACGCTGGCGTCCCGAAGTCCAGGAATGCCGGAATCCGGCTTATGATCCGAATGGTCCGGCCTGCCGGAAGTGGGTTTCTACCGATTCCGACCGTGGTTACGGGTATTGGGTAACTATTCCTTGCCCCGATTCCCGATAATGCTTATACTTCAAGCATGCCGCTGATGAATCAGAAGAACATGATGCTGTCGCCGGCAGCGATTGATCTTGGTCTTGGCGCCAGTCTCCAGACTCAGGTGCAGGACGAGATTGAGGAGATTCGCAAGCGCCGCAAGCAGCAGAATACCGGCATGCTCCTGTCGCCGGCCGGCGTGACGCTTCTCCAGCTTGGAGGTCTAGGTGGCTCGCAACTCTAAGGATGTTCGGAACGACGAGGAGTTGTTCCGCGACATCATGCGCGAGTTCAACGAATTGCAGGTCTGGCGGCATACGACTGCCGGCCAGTGGGAGGAAATTGCCGAACTGATTCTGCCGAATTTCCGAAATACGTTCTTCTACGGCAACTACAATTTCCCCGGCCAGAAGAAGACTCAGCGGCAGATCGACGCCAATGGGCAGGTCGCGCTCAGTCGCTTCGCCGCCATCTGCGATAGCCTGCTGACGCCGCGCAATATGTTCTGGCACCATCTGTCCACCATGGACAAGACGCTGGCTCGCCGGCGCGATGTGCGTCTCTACTTCGAGGCCGTGACGCACACGCTGTTCCAGTATCGCTATGCGGCGCTTTCCAACTTCGCTTCTCAGAACAATGCCGTGTTCACGTCGGTCGGTGCATTCGGCACCGGCGGTCTCTATTGCGAACCGTTGTTTGCTCCGTATGGGCAGCGCGGTTTGCGATACTGCTCCATCCCGCTCGGAGAGTTGTTCATCCGCGTCAACTACCAGAACCAAGTCGATGGCTTCATTCGCTGGTTCCGTCTGACTGCCCGGCAGGCGGCACAGAAGTTCGGTTACGACAATTTGCCCGAGGTGTTGAAGTCGGCAATCGAGAAAGGAAGTGAGCAGCCTTACAACTTCCTGCATCGCGTCGTGCCGCGCGATGACTACGATCCGCAACGGCTGGATCACAAGGGCATGTTCTACACGTCGCAGTACGTCTCCATCGAAGGGCAGACGATTCTGCGAGAGGGCGGCTATCACACGTTGCCCATTGCCGTGGCGCGTTACGATCAAGCTCCTGGCGAGGTCTACGGACGCTCGCCGGCCATGAATGTCCTTCCTGCGCTGAAAACCTTGAATGCGCAGAAGGCGACATTCCTGAAACAAGGACACCGCGCATCCGATCCGGTCTATCTGGTTGCCGATGATGGCCTCATGTCCATGGACATGCGCCCCGGCGCATTCAACCGTGGCGGCGTCAGCCCCGAGGGTCGTCTGCTCGTTCAAATGCTGCCTACCGGCAACATCCAGATCAACGAGAAGATGATGGAGGCGGAGCAGAAGTTGATTGGCGACGCCTTCCTGGTGACGCTGTTCCAGATTCTGGAGGAGACACCGCAGATGACTGCGACGGAGGTCATCGAGCGTGTCAATGAGAAGGGCATTCTGCTGGCACCGACCGTTGGCCGGCTGCAATCGGAGTATCTTGGCCCGCTCATTGATCGCGAGCTTGATGTCCTCTCGCAGTTGAAGCTGCTGCCACCGATGCCTCAAATCCTTAGAGAAGCGGGGGCGGAGTATCATGTCGTCTACACGTCGCCGTTGGCGCGAGCTATGCGAGCGCAAGAAGCGGCTGGTTTCATGCGTACAGTGGAAAGCGTTAAAGAGTTGGTTAATATTACGGGTGATCCTTCTCTGCTGGACCCTTTCAATTTTGATGTTGCTGTCCCTGCTATCGCTGATATACAGGCAGTCCCCGAAAGCTGGCTTGCCACACCTCAAGAGATTCGGGCAAAACGACAGGCACGCGCCAAAGCGCAACAGCAGCAGGCGCAAATCCAGTCGCTACCAGCCCAAGCGGCGATGCTCAAAGCGCAAGCCGTTGTGGCAAAGAACATGCCTGGAATTACGCCGGGTGAGCGAGGAATTGGCGGCCCTATGACTCAACCGCAGACTCCAGTTCCGCCGCCTAGAAACGTGTAGGAGAGTTCAATGGCTGACAACGACATCGACATGGCCCACGCTGAAATTGCGCGCAGCAAGAATGATGCTCACGCGTCGAATGACACGTCGTCATTCGTCGGCAACATGGGAACGGCGATGAACTTCCTGATCATGTCGCGACCGTTCGGGGATTCGTTCCTCCAGGCTGGTCGCGACGCGTATCGGACGTATCACGACGCCGGTGGGAATCAGACTTAATGTCTCTCACCAAGCTTGCGGAAGCTCAGCGTCGCGTATGGGCTACGCTTTCATTCCTGCGCCAGCGGAAGGCGAACTATCGTTCGGTTTTCACTTCTCCCGCCGGCGAGGAAGTTCTGCTGGACTTGGTGAAGTTCACCAAGTTTCTTGAAGGGCCTGTCGGCCGGTCGAATGAGGAGACGTGGCGCTTGATCGGTCGGCAGGATGTATTACGTCGGATTCAGCAGCACTGCAATCTGACGGTCGAGCAATTGTTCGCGCTTTACTCGGCGCAGCCTGTGCCGACGTATGCGCAATTAGCCAAAGCAAATGAGGGTGACGATGAGTGACACCACCACTACTCCGCCGGCTGGTCCGGAAAAGCCTGAGGCTGGCGCCAACACAGCGCCGCCTGCATCGGCCGGTGCGTCAGAACCTTGGTTCAAAGGTGCTGACGCTGAGATTATCGGACATCTTCAAGCCCATGGGTGGGATAAGAAAGATGCCCGAGAAGCGGCGCTCGAAGCGGTGAAGTCGTATCGTGAAGCTCAGAAGCTTCTCGGCGTTCCTCCGTCTGAGCTTGTTCGCATTCCTCGCGCGAACGACGAGACGGCGTGGCGTCAGTTTTATGAGAGACTAGGCGTCCCTCAGAAGCCTGATGACTACGACTTCTCGCAAATCAAGTTCTCAGATGGAGAGCCGCTGGATGGCGATTTCAAGACGTGGGTCGCGACGCTCGCGCACAAATATCATCTCAACAAGAATGAAGCCTTGTCCTTTGCGCAGGACATCGTTCGACAAATGGACGGCGCGGATGCGGCTGAGCGGGCGGAACAGACAGCGAAACTCCAAGAGGAAAAAGCCAAGCTCCAGCAGAACTGGGGCGCGAACTTCGAGGTCAACAAATTCCTCGCCAATCAGGCCGCCCAACGTCTTGGCGTGACGCCGGAAGCCATCGCTGCCCTGGAGAACCAAATTGGCTATGCGGCAGTCATGGAGATGTTCCGTAAGATCGGCTCAGCCATGGGCGAGGACACGTTGATTCGTGGCAATCGTCCAGCCGGTGGTGGCGTCATGACTCGGGAGGAAGCCATTGCCAAGAAAGCCGAGTTGATGGCTGACCCGGCATGGCGAGAGCGTTACCTGGGAGGCGGGCTCGCGGAGCGTCGCGAGATGCTGGCGTTGCAGGCCATCATCACGGGCGTTGACGTTTCGTCCGCGCTGATCCGTGCCTAGCGTCAGCAAAGCGCAGCACGCCTTCATGGCTATGTCCCGCACTGCGAAAGGGCGGGCGAAGCTGCGCGCCAGCGGCAAGAAGCCGGCCCCGGTATCGGTCGCCAACGAGTTTCTCCAGGCTGACCGGGGCCGGAAATTCACAAAGAAATACAAGAGGTGACCCATGGCAAAGAAATGGATCAAGCGGGCAATCAAGCATCCTGGGGCTCTGACCAAGAAGGCTCATGCCGCCGGCATGTCGCCCATGGAGTATGCGGAAAAGCACAAGCACGATTCCGGGACCACAGGAAAACAAGCCCGTCTGGCCCTTACTTTGCGGCGAATGCGCCACAAGTAGGACTATATTGACAGTTAATCTCTGAGAACCTATACTTTCTTCAAAGTCTGCCAGAACCGTTTGGCGGCAGACTTACTCATGCCCCGGCTTGGCCGACAAGGCGCTCTCAAACAAGTTAACAGGTTAGAGGGGCTGTTCCCATGGCCGGTTCTTTTGATCAAGGTTTGGTCGCACTCTATACGACCCAGTTCACGACAAACCTTGAACTTCTGCTCCAGCAGAAAGGTTCGCTTCTGCGCTCGCGTGTGAGCGAAGGAATGCACGTCGGCAAGATGGCGTCTCCGATCCAGCAGATTTCGCCCATTCAGGCGAATGCACCCGCTGGTCGCTTCGCTCCGAAGGAACTGACGCAGGCGAACTTCGTTCGTCGGTGGGTCTTCCCGCAGGAGCGGGAGATTAACCAGTTGATCGACACGTTCGACGAACTCCAGACGATTGTCGATCCGAAGTCCGCATACGTCCAGAATGCGGTGTACGCCATCGGTCGCGCCTGGGATGACATCATCATGCAGGCGGCGGTCGGGCCGGCTCAGGTCGGTCAGGATGCTGCATCGCTTTCGACCGAGACGTTCGATACGACCAAGTATCAGATTCCTGTCGATTTCGGGGCCGCCAGTCCGGTCGGCCTCACGGTCGATAAGCTGATCGAGGTTCGTCGGCGCTTCCGCCACTATCATGTGGACCTCGATGCTGACCCCGTGACGCTCATCATCGGGTCGCAGCAGGAAGCCGACCTGCTCCGTCAGCAGCAAATCGTGTCCGAGGAATACAACGACCGCCCCGTTCTCGTGGACGGCCGCATCAAGCGGTTCCTCGGTTTCGACATCGTGGTCTCGGAGCGTGTGCCCGAGACGACTCCGGGTTCGGTTCGCGGCGTCATTGCGTTCGCGAAGTCGGGCCTGTACCTCGGCATGTGGAAGGACATTGTGACGCGTATCAGCATTCGCAATGATCTTTCCAGTGAGCCGTGGCAGGTCTACAATCAGGTCATGTACGGCGCGACCCGTACGCAGCCCGGCAAGGTTATGCAGATTCTCTGCGCCGACACGTCTGGCTCTGACGTGACGCCGTAAAGGAGGATGACCAATGGCTACTGCTAACGGCAAAAGCGTGAACATCGCTTTCCTCGACCAGACGGCTCCGTTTGTCCAGATGACCGCCGGCGAAGGCCGTGCCGCCCGCCTCAAGATGGTTGAGGACAAGGTGGCTCTCGATGCCGCCGGCCTCGGTGATACGGGTTCGTATTACCGTGTCTGCCGGCTGCCGGCGAACGCGAAGGTCAAGCGCCTTGACATCTTCACGGATGCGGCGCTTGATACGAACGCCACTCCGACACTTTCTCTCGACTTCGGGGTTGTGTTCTCCGATTCGACCATTGATGGGACGCCTGTCGCCTACCAGGGGCAGGCGCCCCACAATGCCAAGAACGGCACCGTGGTCAGCCCGACCGATCCGAACCACAACAAGTTGTTCGGGTCCAAGGCTATCGGAGCGCAGCTTGGCGTGACCGAGATTACGTTCAACGGGAACCTCGTGGACCCGTTGACGCTCATGGAAACCCCGCTCGTTGACATCTTCAATTTCGTCACCGGGCAGGGTTATCCGCAGTCTGGCCCCGGCTTCATGGACGTCCTCGTGAAAGTCGGGACTGCTGCGGCGACCGCCAATGCCGGCAATCTGTATGTCCGGGCGATCTACTCCGAATAGGTTGTAGGCGCGTAGGCGCTGAGGGGAAATATACGGGAGTGTGGGCGTATTCGGAGGCACCATGGCTTACGATCTCGACTCGGCGCACGCTGCAATCGGCAAGGTCAAGAACGACGCTCACGCCAGCGGCGACACGTCGCATTTCGCGGCCGCCGCTGGCGGTGGCTACGAAGCGTGGAAGAATCCTACGACGCGTGGCGTGATCATCGACCAGTTGCGGCAGATGCAGGAAAAGGCACATGGCTAACACCAATCTGTCCATCTCCATCGCTTTGGGCGTGGAGGGCTACCGGCCGGCAGACTTCACGATTGGCACGAATGCTCCCGCCTCTGGCGATTTCGAGTTTCGGGTGAATGCCGTATCGAATGGCAAGACTGTTACCCGACGTGACATGATCCGGGCGCTGGATGCGATTCGACGCGTGATCGAGAGCAACGGCGTCTTCACCACCGATCTCGCCCAATGAACGTCACACAAGGGTTTACCTTTAAGAATCTGACGGCCGACAGCCCTACCTTCGCCTTGAGGGGTGGGAAATACGCCGTCGTGTCCGTAGCGACCGCCTACGGCACAACGAAGTTCCAAATCATGGGGCCGGATGGATCGACCTATGTGGACATTGCGACTTTGAGCGCCAATGGGATTTCGGTCTATGATCTTCCACCGGGAACGTATAAGATTGCGTCGTCTGGTGCGACTGGTCTGAACGTCAGCGTTGTCGCCGTTCCGTACTGACCGGGGCGGCGATTGAGAGCCGCCGATGATTACTGTCTCCGCTTTCACAACTCCCGAAGATATTGCGAATCGTGCATTACAGCACGTGGGAGCGGACCATAAGATTGTCAGCCTGCTGAATGACGGCACCAAGCCGCAGCGGGAAATTCTCAGCGTCTACTCCAAACTCCGGCAGGCAGAATTGCGTCGGGCTGCATGGCAGTTCGCAATTCGCTACGCTGTTTTGCGTCCCATCGACGTGACAACTTATCAGTGGACGCCACCCGCCTGGGCGAACAACGTGACCTACCGTGTTGGAGCCGTGGTCAGTTACGACGATGGCTACGGGCTGCGCTACTGGCAAAATCAGATTCCGGCAAACTTGAACAACGTACCGGGAAGTGGTACGGCGTGGAGAAGCTATGCGGGCACTCTCTTTGCAGTCCCTTACGACAGCAGTGAAGCATATTTTACCGGTGATCTTGTTTATGTGGCTGGCACTGGTGGCTCGGCCCAAGTCTACCTTTCGACGCAGCAAATCAATAAGAACAGTCCCTCCACGCCGCAACTCTGGAATTCTACTCAAACCTACGAGAAGGAAGACATTGTAACGGATGGCGTAAATACGTATGTCAGCCTGATTGACTTTAACCTCAATAACACACCTGCTACGTCGCCATCCGCATGGGCAATCACATCCCTGGCTCTCGGCCCTGCTTGGGTTCTGCTTGGCGGAACGTTGACGCGGTATGAGCTTCTCTACCCGATGACCGCCGGGCCGGCCAGCCAGACCATCACCCGCAATGTCTACCCGCTGCCCTATGGGTTCCTCCGCATGGCGCGGCAGGAACCCAAATCCGGCAGCACGTCGATCTTCGGAGCGCCGACCAATCGGGCTTATGATGATTGGCTAATCGAGAGCGGGATGCTTGTGACTCGGGATAGTGAGCCGATCATCCTTCGTTTCGTGGCTGACGAACAGAACGTCAGCTATATGGACCCCATGTTCTGTGAAGGCTTGGCGTGCCGCATCGCCATGGAGATTGTGGAGGCACTGACGCAATCGACCGAGAAGGCGCGGGAGACTTCGGCTTCCTACACGGTCTTCATGCGTGAAGCTCGATTGGTCAACGCAATCGAGGAGGGTGCCGACGAACCTGCCATGGATGACTGGATACAGACGCGCATCTAATGCCTAACGTTACGTATCAACAGACGAACTTCCTGGGCGGCGAGTGGTCTCCTTTCTTCCAGGGGCGCACCGACCACCCTCGATATCGCACCGCGATGAACCTCTCGCGGAACGGTTTTCCTATGGAGGAGGGCGCGTGGGTGCGCCGTCCCGGAACGCGGCTGATTGCTCCGACCGCCGGCGGCAAACCAGCCAAGTTGCTCCCCATTCACTTCACAAACTCGGCTCCATATGTTGCTGAATTTACGGACGGCTATGTCCGGTTCTACTATCAGAGTCGACCTGTTGCACGCGCAGAATTCGTTGCCGTCCTCGGCATAAGTACGGATAATCCGGCAGTACTTACGCTTCTCGTCCCTATGCCGTGGGCTCAGGGGGATGAGATCGGTTTCTTCTTCGTTGCTGCCGACATCTCTATGGCGCAGCAATTGCGCCAGCGGATTTTCAAAGTAACGCCGGTTGCGGAGACATATGCGTCATGGTCTTCATCTATCACCTACAACACGAACTCCTTGGTTACCTACAACAGCCGCAATTACATCAGCCTTCAGGATAACAACACGAACCATCAACCTGACGTCAGCCCAACGTGGTGGTCTGACGTCACGTCCGAGACGCGGAAGTTTCAACTCTTTGACGCCGTGACCGGTGCTGCCGTTGATGGCAGCCAGTTGGTGCTGCCTCCGGCGCTCGCTATCTCGGTTTATGCTATGCGGGGGTTGAAGCTCCAGACCCCCTATACTGCCGGCTCGTGGGAGACGCTGCGTATCGTCCAGAATAAGGATGTCGCTATTCTTATGAATGGCGTGCACATTCCGCAGCTTCTTGTAATCACCCCTAACCCCGGTTCGCCGATTGCGGCGACTGCTGTTCTGAAGCCGGTTCGCTTTCTTGATGGTCCATATCTTGACCCCGTTGCCAATTCGGTTGCTGACGTTTCCGGCACGTCCGGTATTGTGACAATTACGTGTCACTTCCAGGATTGGAATAGCGCCAACACATATGCTGCCGGTGATTATGTTCGTTTCGGAACGAACGCGTATCGGTCGCTTGCCGGAGCCAACACTAACAATCAGCCGGATATCAGTCCAACATGGTGGGTCCAGGTCGATCCGGGCTATGCCGTGACCGGTCCCAATAACCAACAGTACGTCGGTTTCCAATCGACGGATGTTGGCCGTCTCATACGGTTGTTCAGCGAGCCTCCGGACTATAATCCCGGCACCAACTACAGTGCCGGCACGACGGTCAAGTACAACGGGTTGTACTACACGACGAACGTTCCGGTTTCCAACGTTCAGCCTGATCTTGATCCGGTCAAATGGGCGATCAACCCTAGTGGAGCCACATATACGTGGGCTCAGATAACCCAAGTCATCAACTCGAACACAGTTCAGGCGCAGATTATGGGCCCGCCTATCCAGTGGCCGGGCGTAACGGTGCGTCTGTGGAGACTTGGGGTCTACAGCGATACGACAGGATGGCCTACGTGCGGCATCTTCTCTGAGGGCCGCTTCTGGTTCGGCGGCGCCCAGTCGAACCGTTTCGACGCGTCTTATGTCGACGGTGTTGATCTGGATGGCAACATCAACATGGCACCTACCATGCAGGATGGTACGGTGACCGACGCCAACGGATTTGGTTTTACCATTGAAAGCGAGGAGCAGAACCCCATCCGCTGGATGGCTGCCGACCCTAAAGGTATTCTGGTCGGAACCGATGGCGGCGAGTTCTTGATCTTTGCGTCTCAGAATAATGATGCATTCACGCCGACTACAACTGAAGTTCGTCTGGTCACGAAATACAGATGCGCCGACGCTCCGCCTGTACGCACAGGCATTGCGCTTCTGTTCATTCAGAAGTTCAAGCGGCGTATCATGGAGTTCCTGGCGGATATCTTCACCGGTCGGTTCGTTGCGCCCCACCTGACCGAGGCTGCGAAGCACCTAACGGCCGATGGTATAGAGGAAATATGGTATCAGGAGGAGTTGGCCCCCGTCGTCTGGTTCCGAACAGGCGCCGGTGATCTTAACGGCTGCACCTACCGCCGCACGTCAACATACATTCAGGATACGCCCGCTTTCGCCGGCTTCCATCGGCATGATCTAGGCCATGGGCGTACGATCACCAGCATCACGACCGGTCCCAGTGGTAACGGCGCGCTGGATGCTTTGTTCATGGTTACCACCGACGGCACCACGAACTGGGTCGAGCAGATGACGCAAATGTTCGACGAGGATGACAACATCCTGGATGCGTGGTTTGTGGATGGAGGCATTGTCCCCGATCAGTACGGCGAGGACACCGTTAACGGGGTTCAAGGCATACGCTTTACTGGGCTATGGTATCTCGCCGGCAAGACGGTTTCGGTCTTTGCTGCCGGACTTGATGTTGGTGATTTCACCGTTGACGCGAACGGTACGGTGTTCGTACCGTACGGAAGCGGCGTCGCCCCACCCGTTCTCAACTACTCGCAGCCTGGGGCTGGCGCATGGGCATTCACGCGTAACTACGTACAGACGCTTGCCAACAGCGGGTTCGTTCCGCGAAACGGTCCCGTCGGCGCCAATACAACCGGAACTGTCACCGTTACGACAAATCCTAATCCTAACCCCAATGGGTCTACGTCAAAAATTCAGTTGTTGAATTTCACGACGACACCTTCATTGGCGTTTTCTGCGCTTGACTGGTCGACGGGATATCTGTTCGCAGCAGATCAAGCATCACCACTTCACAACATAATCCGCCTTAACATTAATACTGGCGCACAGGTTGACGTAACTAACGTTCCTACGCTTACTGGAGTTACTGGAGCCCAGTTCGATACGGCAGCGGCCGTGGACCGACAGGGGCATCTCTATTTTGGAATTAACCCAGGCAATTACGCTCAATTGGTGAAAGTTAATGAAGCTGATATGTCTCTTGGTTTTGTGTACGGAACGGGTGGCTCATTTGGACCGCCTAATACACCGGGAATTGCATCGCCAAGTTTGATGGCTGCTCCGACGGCCAATTCGCCGTGGATTATTTCAATCTCCAGCGTTGGAGCTATTACTTTTAATTCCGGTACGGATGGACATTTTGTGGCTGGCAACGCCAGCAACGATCCGAACTTTGAAGGGGTGAACGGTACTCCATGGAGTTTGCGACATATCAACTGGATGCAAAGTGGTTCGCCTACGTATGGGAATAATGTGGCTTCAACGTATGTCGTGACCACAGACAACCAACCATCGGTTAATAAAGAGCTATACTTCATTGGTGTTGCGGACGGTGTTCCGACAGAAGAACAAAATAATGTCAACCAAGGTAGTCTCGGAAAGAAGGGGAAGGGAAAGAAGGGTGCCCAACCCGGTGGTGTCACGCATATTCCGTCGACCTCAACGCCGCTTACGTACTTCTCGAAGATTGCGAATATTTCTCATACAGATGTCGATACGAGATGGACCAACAGCGAGGTTGGCTCTTGTATCGTCGATTGGCAGGATAATAGTGTCCTGACGTTCTTTACGAATGATTTTACCAATGCGTATGCGACGTCGGATACTCAATGGAGCGCAACGACAGTTTATAGATTTGACCCGACGCAATACCCGACGTGGGCTGCGAACGTCACTTATCCGGCCGGCAGCCTTATTCGTGGGGCTACGCTGACTAATAACAAGGCTGTTCTTTATCGCAGCAAAGTGCAGACCTCTCAAAATCCAGAGGATCAATCGCAGACTGATTGGGTTATTGCCGGACATGCATTCTTGTTGTGGAGTGCGACGCAGACCTATGCAGCTAATGATTACGTTCTGTACAACAATGTGCTTTTCCAGAATACCCAAAACGGTACAGTTGGTGTGAACCCGCCAAATTCTCCGTGGGTCGCCGTCACAACTTTCACGACTGGAGTTGTGCGCGAACGCACTACCGTGTCTCGATGGTGGGACTCTGTGGCTATAAACAACCTCGGACACGACCCTGCTGACAACATCACTAACAACCTGCCGTTCCCACAGGTCGGAACATACTGGCAGCGCATACCATCAAACTATCTGGCTTCATATGACACTGGAAAGTTTTCTCGTAACAACAACACAACTTTCCATCTCAAATGGTTTGTGCCGCTACCAGACAACATTAATTCGGCATTTTTAACTGCTGGCGGGCCGAAGTTTACGTTCGTTAAGGGTGGGCTTTTGGCAATACCGATCCTGTCGCCGCCGGCCACTAAAAATACCACATTCATTTTGGTTGACACGACAACTGGCCGCTGGTTTGCTGGAGACGTTCCAGGTGTCTCATATTCTGGCGGGTTTGACTGGGATGACCAGTCGCAGAGCATAGTTCTGTACAGTTGCAGTTATGATCCGACGGTGCCCGGCGCGCCGGTTGGATTGAACGGAACTGTTGCTTTCTCCAACCAGCCGGCTCGTTTGTACCTCGGCAACTTGCAACCGAATGGGTCTTATTCATCTACGCTGCAACAGCAGCCTTCGACCTACACGTTCACAATTGTACAGACGCAGGCGCCAACGGTCGCGATCCCCTGCGCTATAGGCTACTCGTACCAGAGCCAGGGGCAGATACTTCGACAGGTTGCTCCGCCAGATAGCGGCGCTGCCAATGGCCCGGCTTTCGGTAAGATCAGGCGAGCGCACCGCTACATGGCGTTGCTGCGGAATGTTCTTGACATATCCTTCGGCACAAGCTTCTCCGCCATGATCCCGGCGAAGCTCACGGATTTCAACACCGGTCTACAACCGCAACCTACAGCCCCGTATAGCGGTATCTGGAGGGATGCACTTGAAGCTCCATATGACTTTGAGTGCGAGCTGGGCTGGCAGATTGTTCGGCCGTATCCGGCTTCGGTTGTGTCGGTCGGCGTCGCTATCAGGTCGCAAGATGTCTAAGGAGTTCTACGTCACCATGCTGGAGGAGGCTGGCGCCTGCGGTAAGGCGCGGGCCGATTTCCTCCGCCTGTACGGTGAAGGCGGCGTTATCACTTATGACCAATTGATGCGCGGCGCTCAGGTGTTCGACTGGATTTTTGCTGCCGACAACCTGCTGACGCCACGCCAGAAAGCTCACTTCCGCAACTTGGTGCTGAATAGATTCCGTGCTATATCTAGGGTTAACGACAGGGATGGTTCCAAACGGCGGGCCGCCCTGGCCCACTGCTTCTACGAAGCCTATTTCAGTCCGGAGTAATCCCCGATGGCTGGCGCACTAAGCGGATTCTTCGGTGGCATTGGGAGTGCCGTGGGCGCGTTCTTTGGCGCCCAGGGCAGCGAGGATTTGGCGCAGGGCGATTTCCAGGCGGCGAAGCTGTACGCTGACGCTGCCGACATCGCCAAGCAAAACGTTCAGATCGCCAAGGAAAGTACCATCATTCAGGAGGCGCAGCTACAGCGCCAAATCACCAAGACCATAGGGGCCGAGCAGGCAGCCATTGCCGGCAACAATCTCCAAGGCGGCTCGGCTGGTGACTTGATCCGGTCATCCATGCAGCAGGGGGCATTGGCGCGGGCTGTCCTGTCACAGCAGGGTTTCCTGGAACAACAGCAGTTCAAGCAGCAGGCTCTCGGTCTGGAGGCGCAGGAAGCGGCTGCCGTGGCTGCCGGTAATGCCGCACTCCAGTCGGCGGCGGCGCAGCGATGGGGCGGCATCTTCTCCCTGATCGGTGGCGTCGTCGGATTGTTCGGGTTGTAAAATGCCAATCATCCGCGAATACGAAGCAGGTAATGTCAGGCTCACGCCGGAGACGCAGGGCATTTCAGCCTTGCGCGAAGCTGGTTTCATGGCGACGCGGTATGCATCCCAGGCACACGCCGAGATGGACATTGCCGGTCGAGCCTTGGCAACCGGCATTGCCCATCTTGGCGCGGCTGCTCAGGAACTTTACGACAAGTGGAAAGAGCATAACGATGCGCAGGCGGAAATTGACGCTCAGCATCGGATCACCAATCTGGAATTGCAGGCTATCGGTGGGCTGAATACGGCTGGCACCCCAGTTGATCTGGCAACCGGCGAGCCTATCCAGCACAGCCCGGCTCGCGGTGGTCCCTCATTACCGCAAACTGCCGTAGCTCCGCATCCGCAGCGATTCATGGCGTCGGCTGCCGATATTATGCAGCAGCATGACGACGCCATGAAGGAGTCGCTGACTGCTGCGCAGGAGATGGGCGCAAGCCAGAAGGCTCAGGAGCGGATTGCCAAGCAGTGGGAGGAGAGCCGACGCCGGCTGGCACTCCATGCTGCCGTCGTCCAGGGCGAGGTTGACATCAACCACGCCATCCACACCACGGAGCAGAACATCAACAGCATCCTGGGGTCTATCGACAAAGACCCCTCGATCCTGCCGCATGCGCTGGAGCAGATTGACGCCGCGATCAATGCAACCGCCAGTTCTATGAGCGGTACCGTAGCCGCCAAGGGCATGGAAGCCCTGGACAAGGCTCGCATGACGGCCAAGGCTCAGGCCATTACTGCCGCCATCTACAGCCGCGCCGCTGCTGGCGATGTCAAGGGTGCGTTGAATTTAATTGAGGATGACAAGTTCGCGCCCTTCATTGGAGATGACAAGGATAAGCTGCGCAATCACGTTCGCACGCTGGAACGTCAGGCTATCTCGGATGCTGAGACCGCCCGCCGTATTCAGACACAACAGCAGCATGACGCTGCCATGGCGCGCGTGGATGAATACTTGCAGAACCCATCTCTCAAGCTGACGGATTTGCCGCGCGATCCGGTGTTCCGTGGTCGCCCGGACCTGCTTCATCAAGCGGAGACCATCGTCAACGCCGTCCGCAACTACAACCCCGAGAAGGTGGATGCGATGGTATCGCAGACCACCACGACGGACTTCATGCGACGGATGCTGCTGCCGGACAACGACCCGATGCAGATCAAGACGCCGGATGAGATTTATCGGGCATTTGCAGACGGCAAGCTTCGCAAGGAAGACATGAACCTGCTGGTCGGGAAGCTGAAAGATTTGCAAAGCGATCCCAATCGCAGGCCAATGGAAAAGCTCCGCGAAGAATTCCTGAAAGCAATCGAGCCGACCATTGATCCAGCCCGCGCCGCTGGAATGAAGTCTGCCATTGGTTCACAGCGTCTTTTTGAGTTGCGCGTGGCGCTGATGAAAAAGGAAGCTGAACTCGGGCCGAATGCGTCCTCACTGTACGACCCGACCTCCCCGAACTATGTCGGCAAATCGGACTTCCTGGCGCCCTTCACGACTTCGACCATGGAAGGTTTGCAGGATCGCATCCGTTCCATGACCGGCAACAAGCAGTCGGCAGTCCAGCAGCCGACGGCAACCATGACGCACGAAGAAATTGCGTCCAACTTCAAGAACTTGTTCAGTTCGGGGCGTGCGACGGCATTGGGCTATAACTTCAATCCGCACACCGATCTCGTGACCATCAACACGCCGAGCGGTAAATCTGTCACGGTCAACAAATGGGCTGCGCCGCATTTCGCTGCCTTCCTGAAAGACCTGGAAGCCCAGGGATACAAAATCAACGACATTGGTGGTTATGCAAATCGAACGAAGCGTGGGAGCATGTTCAGCTATTCCGAACATGCGTTCGGCAACGCTATCGACATCAACCCATCCAGCAACCCGTTCCATGGCGACAAGACTGATCTGCCGGCGAACATTGCTCAACTTGCCGCCAAGCATGGATTGATTTGGGGCGGCAACTGGTCTCCGGGAAGCCGCGACCCGATGCATTTCGAGTGGTCCGGTGTCGAAGCTCCGGAGGTTGTGAAGATTCCTCCCTCCATGACCTTGGAGGAAGCGTTGAAGAAATATCCTCCGGGAACGCATATCGAACTCCCGGATGGTCGTCGTAAAATCCTTCTGCCGCCGGGTCAGACTTGATGGCTGACGATTGGGACAAACTGCCAGACGCCGGAGCACCGCGCGCTGACCCCTGGTCTTCGCTTCCTGATGCGAAGCCGCAGGCTTTCCCCAGTACGCCCGAATTGCCGCCACCCGCCATGGCTCAACGGCTCCAGGATGGCGAGAACTTTCGCACCTGGGCTGATATGTGGCTACGAGGTACCAAGGAGTCGATAGCCAAGCGGTTCAAGGAAGCCTACGACAAGAACCAGTGGGGCGTGGCAGCGTGGGAGTTTGCGAAGTTTTTCGGCGTCAGCACGATTGATAGTGCCTGGGATTTTCTTACTCTCGGGCACGATGTCATGAAGCAGCCGATGGAGGATAAGGAGCTTACTGCCCGTTCGCTCAATGCGGCAGAATGGATGCTTGGTCTATCCTCGGCCAGACCGGCATTGGTTAAGGGTCGGCAGATTGTACGCCTCGAAGCAGACCCGGTAACTCAGACCGTTGCTGAGCGTCCGGTGGGCAATCTGCCAAACGAAAAGGATTTTCACGACGCCGCGACCGCCATCAACAATGGCGTCGAGGCGGAGCATACTGTCCAGAATTTGAAGCAGGAGTGGCAAAAGAACGCCGTTCATCCCTCAGAAGTTGCGGTTGATGCTGAGAAAGACCCAATCCTTCAACAGGAGATGAAGTCGGTCAACACGGCAAAACCGAAAGAGGAGCCGGAGATTGTCGAGGAGAATATTCAAGAGGCAGGCAAAAAGCTTGCTGAAAATTCTGTCAAAACCATCAACGAAGCAGCCAAGCAGACGCAGGAGGAAGCTGCTGCCAAGGCTGCCGTTGAAGCTGGCAAGGCTCTTGGAGAGAAAATCAGCGAACTGGTCAAAGGTGAGAAGCCGAAGGGGGGTGTTGAAGCCAAATCTGCTGAGGAGCCGACGGACCCGGTTAAGACCATCACGTCGATGATCTCCAAGGAGGAATCCACCCCTTCCTATTCATTCTCGAAACTCTACCGTGATTTCGTCGACCGTGGGTGGGCTCTCAAGAAAGCCGTTGATCGGCTGGCGAAGTCTCCGCTCGGAGTCGATGAAGACCCCTACAAAGCCTTCCGACTGTTCTCTGGCTGGCAAGGAAAAGCAGAAGCTTTCATCGAACATGGGCCGTATGACTTCAACACTCTCAAGACTACGGCCAAGCCGCTTTCGGAGATTTTCAAATCTTTGGATGGCAGGCTGGATGAATACCGTTCCTACATCATTGCTCGCCGCGCCCTGGAACTGGAATCCCAGGGACATAGAACCAACGTCAACCTGGATGCGGCAAATCAGGTCATCCAGAAATACAAGAACGAATTCGAGCCGATTGCCCAGGCGCACACCGAGTATCACAATGCACTATTGAAATATCTGGCCGACAGCGGCGTCATTTCCAAAGACCTGTTCAACGAACTGGTCAAGACACATTCCACCTACATTCCGTTATTCCGGATTGGTGGGGCTGCCAACGAATTTGCCGGTAGGCTCGGGCGCTCCAGTCTCAACCTGGAAGCCTACAATCCGCTGTATGAGTTGAAGGATAAAGTGAAGCCGCTGTCTCCAGACATGCGGCAAGCAATTCTTGTCGATCCTTTGGAAAGCTCGATTCGGTTGACGTACCTCTACATCAACCTCGCTGAGCGCAATCGTGTTGCCACGTCCATCGTCAACCTGTTCAAGAACCTTGCGCCTAAAGAGATTGTCAAGTTGGAGAAGGGTCACAACTTAACGCAAGAGCAGGTGGCCGAGAGGGCGGTGTCCGTCTATGAGAACGGCAAGCGAACCGCGTACGCCATCGACCCCGAGATTGCCGGCATGATGCGCAACCTGGACGGCGAGAGCGCCGGACTGTTAGAGCGCATCCTGGCGCCGTTGACCAAGACCCTGCGCGCCGGCAGTGTCCTCAACCCGGAGTTCCAGTTGCGGCACACTTTCCGGGATTTCTTCTACGCATTCGTTACGTCACCCGGACACTTCACACCACTTGATATGATCCGTGGATTCAGCGGGTTGATCTTCAAAGACGAAGACTATTGGAACTGGTTGAAAAGCGGTGCAGGGCAAGTGTCATATGTGTCCATGGATCGTCGGTATCTCCAGGAGCGGCTGGACAAACTGGCCGACCAGACCGGTCTATGGACTCGGGCAAAGAACATCGTCATCGACCCGGATGCGACATGGCTCCAAAAGTCTGGCCGCATTCTTGGTCTGCCAGTCCATGCGGTCAGCCAGTACATCCTCCACCCTCTACAGGTGGTGACGGAAATGGTGACCTCCGCCAGTCACCTGGGCGTCTACAAGAAGATGCTCCGGGAAATGCCGCTTCGCGCCGGAGTTCCCGTCGTCCAGGCGGTCAATACCGGGAACTTGCCATCCAAGGGCGTGCTGTGGTTGAAGAAAGGCTACACCTTCTCCACAGCCTTCGATGGCGAAACGCTGCGCCAAGCCGCCTGGGAAGCCAGGGATGCGGCCGTGGACATGGGCCGTATTGGCGCTCGGTTCCGTGCCTACAACATGATCTCCGCCTTCGCCAATGCGAAGGTGCAGGACACGGATCGGGTGTTCCGGGCGCTCCGCGAGAAGCCGTTCTCGTCGGCCCTGCGCATCTTGACCGGCATCACCATCCCTTCCCTGCTGCTGTGGCTCTACAACAAGGATGACAGCCGTTACCAGGAACTCCCGACCTGGGAAAAGGACATGTTCTGGATCATCCTGACCGACCGCTGGCAGCCGGCGTCGGCCAATGAGGCAGCCGTTCGTCCACCCGATCAAGTGCGCATCATCGACGGCCACATCTTCGTGAACAACGGTTTCATTTTCCGGTTGCCCAAGCCGTTTGCCATGGGCCTCTTGTTCGGCTCGCTTCCTGAGCGGCTGGCGGAGCAGTATATCCAGGGGCGGCCGCATGCCCTGGAAAGATTCTTCAACGATTTGAAGGAAACCACCCTAGGCGACATCCTGCCGTCTGCCATTACGCCGCTTCTGGACCAATATTCCAATCGTTCCGTTTTCACGGGGCGTACGCTCATTCCGGCACCGCTGGAAAAGGGTCTGCCCGAATACCAGTATTTGCCGTATACGACTGCTACTGCCCGCGCCTTGGCGAAGGTGGTGCAAGCTTTCCCTGGCATGCGAGACCTTGCGCTTTCCCCCGACATCATGCCGGGCGCAGCGGTACGGGCGCTTTCCTCGCCTATCCTGATTGAGCACTATATCGAAGGATGGAGCGGACAGTTGGGCATGTACGCCCTTAAAACCATGGACTACGCGCTGCGCAAGGCCGGCGTGGTGCCTGAGAATGAGTACACACCCGACACCCTGGCCGACATGCCGATCATCAAGGCTTTCGTGGCTCGCTATCCCACGGCGACGACCGAGAGTCTGAACCGTTTCTATGATCGCGCCGACAAGATTCAGAAATTCTACGAAAGCTTCCGGACACAGTTACAGGCTGGCAACATCGACGCCGTGCAGGACATCATCAACGCCGGCGGTCCAGCCATGTTCTTCAAGGTAGAACAAATTCGCAAGGCTCTTGGAGTCCACACAAAGCTCATCCGTGATATAGAGATGGACAAAAACATGCAGCCGTACGAAAAGCGCCAGTTGATTGACGGCCTTTATTACGGCATGATCCGCATGGGCCAGCTTGGCGATCAACTTCTGGACCAGATTGAGGATTTGCAACGTGCCTCGCGTTCAAAACCCTAACATCCGCGTTCTTGGGATTCGCAAGCCGATCCCGAGCGGCTACGTCGTGGGCCGCAGCAGTCAGGGAACCGGCGATGCGGAGTTGATCTCCATCAAATCGCTGGCAACGGCGGTCAAGCAGACGGCCGTTCTGTCGCAACAGCAATCCTACGATCTCGCCTGCTTCCTGCCCGGCCAGCCGGCCCCGAGCCAGACCGTCATGCGCGTCGTAGCTGTCCGGTCTTTCCTCCTGCCAGCGAACCTCCCATTGTCCGAGGCATTCGCTAATACGGCGCCATCCGGTGGCTCAGCAGTCTACAACCTCGCCAAGAACGGCACGAATTTCGGAACGCTGACGTTTGCCAGCGGCAGCCAGCAAGGCGTCTTTGCTTCTGGAAGCGACACATCCTTTGCTGCTGGCGATACGCTGAGCGTCGTCAGCACCGCCACCATGAACGGCATTGCCGACGTGTCCATCACGTTCGCATGCACGAAACAGTGAGGCAGATATGGCTTTAGTTTTCATTGACGGATTCGACGGGTATGGCTCGTCGGTTCCCATTTCCTCAAAATGGCCGACACCGCCGGGGGTATCGCAGTTTCAAACAGGACGTTTTGGTGGTCAATCCCTTTCCATGTCGGTGCAAAGTGGAATTAATCTTACTTCCGGTACAGGGTGGGCTGTTGGAGTTGCTGTCAAACTCAACGGGACAATTAGCACCACCGCTCAATTAATTTCACTCAGAAATGGCACGACCCTTGTCGGTGTGATCGGTTTCAACTCTCTCAATCAGATTCTCGCTGCCACTACCTCATTAAGTTCACCATATGCTTCATCCAGCCAAAGCATCGCACAAAATGCGTGGAATTATATTGAATGGGTTGTAAACCTTGCATCGACAGGCGGAACGAGCCAAGTTTTCCTCAACGGCCAGCAAATAATCAATTTTACTGGTAATACCGGTAGTGGTGCAATTAATAACCTTCTGCTTGGAAATTCTAACTCCGTCAGCTTCAATTTTGATGATTTCTACGTTTCATCTGGCGCAACCAGAATTGGCGAAGCTCGGGTCGAAACGCTCGCCCCGGCTTCCAACGATGCTGTCCAATGGACGCCAAATGGTAACGCGAACAACTTCGGGTGTGTGAACGAATTGCCGTGGAACGGCGACACCACCTACATATCGTCCAGTACGCCTGGACAACAGGATACCTTCAACATCAACGCGCTGTCTTCGACACCGCTGAATATCTTTGCCGTGCAGGTGACATACGCCGCCCGCAAGGATGACGCGAATACTCGAACGATTGCCGGCGTTCTGAAAAGCGGTGCAGCGTCCGTCGTTGGCGCCAACAACAACCTTGCATCCACATATCAAGTCTTCTCCGACATCTACGCCAACGATCCGAATACATCGGCACCATGGTCGGCAGCCGCCGTCAACGCAGCCAAGATCGGCGTTCGTGAGGTGGTCTGATGGCTCAACGCGTTACCGGCGTCGATGCAGAAGTCCTGCATACAGGCTCATCACAGCAACGTGTTACCGGCGTCGATGCGGAAGTGCTGCACACGGGTTCATCCAAGCAGCGCGTGACTGGCGTCGATGCGGAAGTCCTTCACGCAGGTTTTTCGCAGCACCGCGTTACCGGACTTGCGTTGGAAGTCCTTCGTTCTATATCATCGGTGCAGATCGCTGCGACACCGATGGTTGCCATGTGGGATTGAACCATGCATCACCATCGCACAGTGCAAGTGATCGGAGACACGGTTGCGACTTCTGTGGTGGCGGCTAGTATGACTGGAATCTTGCCCGACCTCGCTGCCGCCGCTGCGATCCTCTGGTACCTCTTGCAGTTCTACATCTGGTGGGAGGGGCGGAGGAAGAAGTGACGCCGGCAGCCTCCAGTTCCTCTTGCAACAGCGCGAGCGCACGCCACGCAACTTTGGCCGTGTGGCGCTGACCATCCGTGTCGAATTTCCCCCGCTCAATCAGGTGACGTACAATGCAATCGGCGTGATCCGTCGATTTGCTGCGATCCCACCTGACTTCCTTTAACCCGTGCTGCTGGCTCCCAACTAGGCTGACCTCAGCTACGGCAGCGATGGCGTCCGGGAAATAATCCAGAACGCCGCGAGCAATGGGCATTCGCTTTCGTTTGTCAGATGACGTGGGGAGCATGTCACGTTGCGTAGCTTTCCGGGAGGAACAGAACCTCAAGGCCAAGATACTTGGCGATCCTGTATTCTAGGGTTGCCCCTTTGCTGAAATTCCACCCTGGCAATAGGGCAATGGCGTCCGAGTTGATCAATGCGATGACGTCGAAGCAGAATGCAACCCGCAGATTGAAGCCATGGGCCAGCGCTTCCTTCTCATCCCCGGTCGGATTATTCCACGCTTCATGCGGGAACAGCAACCGATCATTCTCCGCCGGCGAGAAGACGTCGAAGCCTGCTTGACGAAGCCGTTCGGCAGCACGGTCGAAAGCGGGGAAGTTAAAAAACGGCTTCCCCCGCATTGGGCCGGCTAGGTACACTCGCTTTCGTCTCTCCAAGAGTAATCCTCCATTGAGAGGTTACGCCCCGGGTCGGGTGCATGAACCATAGAGCTTGACATGGCGGGGAGTACGGCGCGCGCAGAATGATGCGCGCAAACTCGTCGTAGCCTTTGAGGGTACCGTTGACGATGACCGGAATAAGATCGCCACGCGGCTGGTATGAATGATAGTGACCGATGATCAATGTGTCGAAGGCTTTTTCTTCTTTTTGCAAAGCTGCATGAAGCTTAACCGAGCCGCGCGATATAGGTCCAACAGCACCGATAATTCCGTCTCCGCCTTTGACTCCGATTGAGTCTCCGTGCGTAAGCAGGAAAGAATGCCCGAAGATACGGAAATGGTAATCGGTTTCATCTGGAACGACGATGTTAATACTAGGACTGTTCGCGAAGTAGGCTCGCAAGTGGTGAAATATATTCCACTCGAAGGATTCGTATACACGATTTTTCGCGCGTGGTTTTTGCGTGGTGCGACCATGGTTGCCTACGACGCACGGAACGAACACTTTCGTAAAATGCTTGCCCAGTTCCGTCAAGGCCCATATCAACATTTCCTCGACTTCGAGGATGGACACTTGCACCGGACCATCATTTGTCTCGCGAAGTTCTTCATGGATGGTGCCGGAAATGATGTCGCCGGCAAGACACACGACAATACCTGGATAATGCGGATCGACCACGTGGTTGAAAGCCAAATCCAGCGTTCGTTCGACAAGCAGACGAATGCGCCGTTTGGCGATGGTCCGATTGAACTCGTTCAGACCACCGGTCTGCGCAGCGTCGATCTTTTCGCCGTAGTGCCAATCCGACCAGATGGTGATCGGAACTTCTGCTTTTCCGGAATGCTTTTTCTGTAGGTTCACGATCCACGATGGCGGCGAAACCGGAGCATCTTTCAGTTCGTATAGCTCCTGTCGGATGCGCTGAACTTCAAGCCGCTCGCGAGTTGCCTCGGCAAGCTGCTTCATCAGCGTCTTGTTCTGGAATTCCAGTTGCGAGATTTTATCCCGCAACGCAGCAATTTCTGTAGAAAGTTTTGGGTAAAGTTCTTTCATGATCCGT